CAAATGTTGAGAAGTAACCGTAGTAACTAAAGTTACGAGACAAAACTCCGCCCGGATTTTGCACGGATAATACGCCCTGTTGAGCCTCATATATTTCAAAGCCCGGTGCGTACACAACAAGCATTGTTAATGCAGCAAAGTTATTGTCAACAACCATATTGAGTCCGTAAACATTTTGACTTGAATACTGCAAGCCAGTTGTGTTGCCGATGCTGTTCATCGTTGTCATTCCGCCGCCGTTGTAACCCAGCAGAGGTCGTTTGTCTCCGTCTAATTGACGGCCGATCAATTCCCAAACATCGGGACTGACGCAGAGATGAGTAGGGAAAAAGTTGCTGTCCTCTGCTATTTCGCGTGCTGCGTCATAAATTGATGCAATTAACGATGTTGGGTCAGTTGTGGAAACAGTCCAAGTTGAACCTGACGCTGTTTTACCTGCGACAAGTGCATCTGCTGCAATGTTGTCGGTGGCGATCATGTATTCGCCAGCCAAGTCGTTAAGAATTAGATTCATAGCGGCTGGGTCTGTGAAGTCCATGTCTTGTTGCGTGATGTTTACTTGACCTGCAACAGTTGTTTTGGTAACTGTGTTTGATGCAATCACCATTGTTGTTGCGGACGCTGCAGTGTTTTCTGTTTGTGTTGCAGCGCTTGTGTGCGTGGTGATCGTTGGTCGAATAAATGTTTTGCTTGGTGTTGCTGGCATAGCGCGAGCACCAAATGCTGTGACGACTGGTCGCACAAAATTTAAATCTTGGAATAGTGGCCCAAGTACTGGCACTGGCAACAGACCCGGTGTATCAGTTGTAAGAATGTCACCCGCTGCTGCTTGCAATGCTGATTGTCGCTTTGACGCTGCAGCCCTTGCGGCTTGCTGAACATTGATTAGTGTGTCGCCACCGATGTGCAATGCTGCAAGATATTCGCCCGGTGTTGGCATTGCAAATTCGCGTGCAGGTTTTGCCCACAATTTGTCAACAGTTGATTGTGCTGCTTCGACTACTGGTGTTTCAATTTGATCTGACATTGGTTTCTCCTGTGTAGGTATAACTTCATTTAACTCTATTTGTGGTTCGGTTTGTGGGATACTCGCTGCCACCTCAGTAATAACCGCACCGCTAAATGCGCCCTCGCTGACTAACGACAATTCTGACCAGTTGGCCGCTTCAATAATCATTGTGCCGTCATCGTCATAACGAAATTTTGTAGGGTTTACGCCTACCGATACAGCGTCAATTACACCGTCATTAGCCAGTGTTAATGCTTCGTCACCTAGTCGAGTGGCGCTGATCTTGGCTGTAAACATCATGCCTTGTGGCGTGTCTACGCGGTCAACTACTTTGCCAACAATCTGGTTGCTGTCGTGCTGCATATAAAGTTTTGGGTCACGACCTGTGGTTGGCAGTGAGCCCTGCTGAAATCGTACTTTTGTGCCGTCAAGCACTGTCGCTGTTTCATCGTAGGTAACTGCAACGCCTGAGATTGAGCGGGACGGTAGGCCCTCTACCGCCGCCGCGTCAACCGTGATCTGTGAGGGGATTAAGCGGATCATAATTTTAGGATACTCCAATTTCGGTTTCGGTTTGTGTTTCTCTCATGTCGCCCATTGCGTATTCGCCGGATAAATATTTTTCAACATCAAATTCTACATATGTGCCGTTCGGTAAAACATTGTTCATGCTTAGTGTGCTGGCAATACATTCGGCGTATGCCTTGACACCGAATGTCCACAAGTCCATGCGTGCTTCGGCGCTGCTGGTATAAGCGTATGAGCCGACATCAAATCCTGCTAAGTACATAGGAATATTGCACAAACGAGCGAGGTCTTTTCCTTGAAATTCTGCCGAGTCAATTAACAACATTTTGTCAGGACTCATAATTGTTTCGGTGTAAGTCACAAATTCGTTAAGTGCTGCAGTTTGATTAGTTTCTCGAGCCGCATTGAACGCGCTTGCAAGATCTGCCAACTCTTGAGCCGATAGCGGCTCCCCGCCAGTCTGGCGCAGAATTCCGGCCGGAATCTGACTGCTCGAATTGCGGTAGCGCGCTGCCTCAAGTTTTAACGCTGTGGCAACTGCTGTTGTTGACATGTAAATGATGCCTTGAATTGGTGACAAGAATTGCACAACATCGTTAGGGTCTAATTCAGCGCCTTGAAACACAACCTGTTTTGACGGTGCAAACCACACTGGGCCAGCCTGATCTAATGTTTGCACCATTGCTGCAGGTAGTCGAGTGAACGATGCCGGGAATCCGTCAGCAGTGCGCGATGTTATGTACCAAAATGCGCGACCATAAAAAAACAAATCGTCAAATGTCCACGACATAATAAAATTGTTTGGCAACTGTGGGTCAATTCTGCGTAGCCAAGTGCGTGGCGCTAGCGGTAACTTTTCCATTTCGTCACCATTCCAAATTTCGTTATACATTTTTAACGACATGCAACCAAGCACTGATGCCATGAGATCGCGCGCTCGAGAAATAGTAGGCACACTAATTGCACGATTGCGCGCGTCACCCTCAACATACGAGTAGTACTGACCGATCATGCCAGCGCCACCGTTATTAGATGACTGATAATAACTACCAGACGCTGCTGCTTTAGTTGGTGGTTGCGCGTTTGCAGTCTTAGTAATTTTGTCTGCAATAAATTCAATTAAAGTTTTAGCCATGCAGTAAGTATGCCATCGCCTTTACCGCGCATGGTGTATAGGTGCTGGCCGCAAACAGACCGAGAAAGCAGGTAAACAGCCAGCCACCCACAAACAGATTAGCGTGACGCGGTCACGATCATAGGTTTACCAACAGCAACAGGTTTGTGCACCATGCTTACAGCAAACACCAAACACCTAGCCAACTCGATCGGTCCGGGTGACCTGACTGATGACAAAGTTAATGAACCCTGATTCTTGACCGAGACTGCGCGCTCGCAATGTTGACTAAGTAGCGCACTACCGTCATGCCTGACACGACCTTCAATAATGGCGGCTCGAGCCGTCTGAGTCCACCGCAACATTTCACGATTGCCAACCATCTGCGACCTGTGCACAAACTTTTGCGGCAACGACATTTCAAACGCTGGGGTGATTAGTAGTCGAGTCGTAGAGTCTTTGCAACAGTCATCTACTGCTTGCCAACATTCAGCCAAAGTGTCTTTAACAAATTGCTGGCAAATTTGTATATTGCCGTCACCGTTTAGCGCTGCTCTAACACCTACAAATCGTGACTCGTCTTGTGATTGCTCGATGCAAAGCACACCGCCTTTAGGCATAGGCAAATCAGTTTTAAGGTTTGCCCAGACACCCGGTTGCAACCAGCCGTGCGCGCTTGCCGTCCACAAATTTACTGACGATCTAAGAAACGCATTTCTATTTGGTTGCTCAGCCTCAGCGCGCAAGACATCTACCGTCAGCGTGTGACCGATTGCAGGGTTTGCTTGCAACCATGCCTCAACACTCATCGGGTCTGTCGTTGACGCTGGCGAATATTCCGCAAAGTACAGCGATGTTTGTGTGCCGTCATCTATCGCGCGCAAACCTTGCTCACGCCAACGCAACATTTCCACACTTGACTCATCGCCACTAGTGCTAGTCATAAACAGCAACGGACTTCGCCGGGTACGCATCGTAGGCAAGATGCCCACGCTTACAGAATCTGGTGACACTGCCCACAATTCGTCTATGCAACATAAGTCGCAAGTCAGACCGTGAAACGATGTAGGCGTAGCAGCGCGCACAAGCCAGCGCGTACCGTCAGGCAAGTTTGCTTCGTTACGGCCTACAGCCCAAGTGAGAATTGCACCAAAGTGTTGCTCAAGAATTGGCGCAACTTTATGAAACAACTCAATTGCTAAATCTAATTTATGTGCAGTCGTAATAATTGTTTGAGGCTCGCCTCGCAATTTTGGCATTTCAGTACACCAAAAACCAACCAGCGCTTCAAGTAATTTAGACTTGCCGTTTTGTCGAGCCACCGATACAAGAGCCTGACGCGCCAACAGATCGCCATGTTCATTATGCGCAAGAAAACCACTAGCAATATATTTTTGCCAATCCATTAACTCACAATTTAAATATTCGCGCGCCCAATCAGTAACACGATCAGCAAGATAGGTGCCATCACGCTCAACGGCAGTTTCTAGTCTTGGAATGTATGGCGCTGTATGTTTATGCACTGGCTGGTCAGCGCCAGTTGTCGCTAATGTCGGCAAACCCTTATGGAATAAGGCTAATCCTGAG